GTTTGGCTTAGATGCTTTTGTCATTACTGGACTAAACATACCACTCCATCCCAAAGGACTTTCATTATCTTCTAGAACCGCTTCTCTTTCTTCTCCAAGTACTCCTGGGTCTGAATCCATTGATTTATCAGTCATTATTTACCCTCTTCTAAAAGTTTATTTAATTCTTCATCCATATTATATGAAAACGATTCTGTAAGCGCTTCATCTAACATATCATCTAAAATGACTCCCAAATTAGATATAATCTCTTGGGCAAGCACTGGATCCTTGTATGATATTTCCATATCAAACAGATCATTACATCTCAAGCTGATATTAATAGTACCATCATCACCTTGAAACCCGCTCATCTGGAAATTAAGACCGTCCAATATTAGCCCCTATCGACTTCATATCCAATTCTACCACGCTTACGCTCAAATGAAAAGGGGGTCGTATATACTTGCGATTTCCATTAGCACATGACGTAGCTGAACTTCCATCTTCATCCGAACTCATAACCGAGCTAGGGTGTATTCGTAACTATAGCATCCTAAGAATGTATATACGACCTTGTGGGGCAAGTAGGACTCGAACCTACGACGACTGAATTATGAGTTCAGGGCTCTAACCAACTGAGCTATTGCCCCCAGATATTAGTATATCTGAGTTTTACCACCTTTGTCTACTATTGTGCGTTCTTGTCTATTTTAGAAAACGCTGCATTAATTTCAGATGAGGATAGTTTTCCGTCATCGAGGAATGCTCTAGCAAGTCTTTCTACTACTGTAGCGACTCCTAGAGTTCCTGCCAAAATTACAGCCTTCATGGTATCGATTCCAACAAGGGAACCAGCACCAATTACAGATAGTCCAGATGCTGCGAATACTGCAACAATTCTCATAAGAATGTTCCAGATATTAGTAACCGCTGATGAACCAATTACCTCTTCGCCTGTTGTAGGATCAGTTACGGTAATGTCAATTTCTTTTCTCTTTGCCATTATTTGTCTCCTTTCTTAGCGACTATTCGCTATCTTTATTTCTAATCGGGCTTGTGATTATCCATAGAGCAGTAGTTGCCATGATTCCATAACCAACTATTGTTTTTGCACTTCCGTCCAAAACAACCCAAGCAATAAACATACCGAGAAGGGTCCATGCTTGGTCTACCATATCTTTTAGGATATTCTTTATTATTCTTACCATCTTCTTCCTCCTCTTGAACCTGGTGAATTGGCTCCTCCGCCTCCACCAGAACTTCCTCCGCCACCTGTGCCACCTCCTGTAGCACCTCCAGTAGCAACTGCTGCTGCGTTAATTGCAGCTCCTGCTGCAACTACTGTGGCGACAACCATATCGGTTGCTTCTTCTCTTTCCTCATCTGACATGTCTGCCCCGATGCTTCCAAATGCAGCCAATGCTGCGGCTGGATTAGTAAATAATTCCTCTACCAAAGCTGCTGGGTTTTGTAACAATTCTACTTGAGCGGCAACAGCTGCTGTAATTACAACTGCATTTCCATTTTCGTCAGTACGAACATCTACTGGTGTTGATGGCGGTAAATCAGAATAGGATACACCTGCTGCTTTTATATCTGCAGATGATACTGCTTCTCCAGGCTTAACATCTTCAAGAAGCTTGTCTACCACTACTTCCTTTTGCTCTTCAGTTAATTCTTTGCCAGACTCTACAGCTTTCTCTATCTCTTCAATAACTTTTTCTTCTTCTTTAATTGCGGCTAGCTCTTCTGCAATTTGCGCCTCTTCTTCTGCTCTGGCTGCTTCCTCTTCTGCCTTAGCATTTGCTATTTCTTGCTCCATAGCCTCTTGCTCCGCTGCAATTCTATCCGACTCCGCTTTGGCATTTGCCTCTTCTTGTGCTTCTGCTTCTTCTTGTGCAATACGGTCTGCTTCTGCTTGTGCTTCTGCTTCCATCTGTGCCTGTGCTGCTTCAAGTTCTGCTGCTATACGATCAGCCTCTGCATTTGCATCTATCTCTGCTTGTATCCTTGCTGCCTCTTCTGCCATTGCTGCCTCTTCTGCTGTAACTTTGGCCGCAAGCTCTGCTGCTATTCTATTTGCTTCTGCGTTTGCTGCAGCTAATTCTGCAATTCTGTTTGCCTCTGCTTGAGCCGCCGCTGCTTGTTGTGCAGCTAATGCAACTGATGCTGCCTGAATGCTTGCTGCCTCTGCTTGTTGTGCAGCTGCTTGCGCTGCTACTTGTGCGGCTATCGCTTGTGCTGCTGCAGCCTCTGCTGCGGCATTTGCAGCGGCTTGTGCTGCCGCTTGTTGTTCTGCATAATAATTAACTGTAACCTGTGCTGCATTTGTCATTGCAGTTACTGCTTCATTTACTTTTGTTGTTGCTGTATTAGCAAGGGTGTCTGCTGCTTGAACTGTTACTGTAGCAGTTTCTGTAAGCTGATTTAATGTAGCAACTTCTGCTGCTTTCACCTCTGTTTTATCTACAACTACTGCTTCTGCTGCAGTCTTTTGTGTAGTAAGAGTATTAAGCACTGCAGTGTCTGTATTAAGAGTTGTTTGTGCTGCATTAACAGCTGCAACTAGCTCTGGATCTTTTGTTACTATTGTAGTTGCAAATGCTGTTTGATTTGGAGTAGTAAAATATCCGCTTCCATCTTGTCTCATGATTAGCCAGCCAAGTATAACTTGTGATGCTCCACCATTTTCATAGTACCAAATAGTAAAGTCCTGCTGCTTGTCTGTAGCTGTGTTATATGTTGGAGAGTATTGACTCCATCCTCCGCCTTTATCAATCCACTCATTTATTGCAAGCTGTCCGTCAACATACATCTTTGCCCCATCGTCAGAATGGATTGCATATTTTACCGTTACTGCTTCTTCTGGAACGGTAATAGTTCCTTCAAATTTCACAATTACATTGTCTACCCGCCCAGAATTAAATACCTGCCCACTTCCAAATTGGTGAGCAATATAGGGAACTGTTGTTGTCGAAAGTGGTGTTGCATTTTCTGCTGGAAGCGGTGGTTGCTGTACACCCTGGGATGCATATGTTGTTACCTCAATTCCATTGGTAGTTGTTTCTACTGCTGAAGCATCAGCAGCAGCCTGGGCTGTAGCAAGGTTTGTGGTATCTGTAGCAACTACAGCAGTCTGTGATTCAACCTGTTGAGTTACTGCATTTAAATTTGTTTGAGCATTATCTAGATTTGTTGTTGCTGTTGCAACTACTGCAGTTTGTGATTCAACTGCTACTTGGGCTGTTGTAGCAACGGCTAGGGCTGTCTCTGCAGACTGGATAGCAGTATTTGCTTCTGATACCTTTACTGTTGCCTCTGCCACAGCTGTGGCTATTGGCTCTTGTGTTGTAGCGATTGTTGTAGCTGTCTGAGTGTCTGTGTTTGGCACATTGGCTTGAATAGTAGTTACAATAGTGTTTGCCTGTGTTGTAGCCGCCTCCTGAAGTGTTGTCTGGGCTGCCTCTACCTTCTGCTCAACTGCTTGAACTGTGATCTGAATTGTTGCAGTTGTAGTGTCTGATGTTGGGGGAGCTGGTACAACCTGAGCTGTTGACTCTTCTGCAATTGCCTGATTTACGGGGGATAAAATTAGCCATAGGAATACAAATAGACCCATTAGGCCTGTCTTGATTAGTATTTTATTAATTTCCCCATCTCCCTAGGTCAGAAATGTCTGACTAACCTATTATATCAAGAAATGAGTACTAGTCCTATTTAAATTATGCCCATACCTTCAAGAGCATCTGATAAATCGGCAGGCATCTTTCGTGGTGGTCTGACCACATTATTTTCTTTTTGTTGCTTTTCCATTTCTTCTAAGTAGTTATCTCTTTGTAATTCTCTGAAGGTATGTATCTCTACTTCTTTATTCTCTGTTCTCTTAGAATGATACATTGCATTATAGATAGCCCCGCAAACTGCGTCCGCTAAGTCTTTAGATCCCTTTCTTGGGTGATCCACTCTATCTCTAATAATACGAAGCTGTAGCATTTCATCAATAAGTAATTGAATGGCTGGGCCCTTAACTCTTTCTTCTGCGATAACAAGAGCAAAGTCTTCGTAGTGTTTCTTGGCTACCGACAAAAGTTCTGTGTTGATTCCATAACCTTTTAGCTGTTGCATCATGTCATGTGAGTTCCATCTATCGAATGTGGAAAGCTTTAAGTTAAACCCCCTCTGTTTTAGGGATACTATATAATCCTTTACATCACTAAAGTCTACACTCTTGGAAGCTGTTGGAGTCCAGAACCTTACTGCATCTATAACTACCATTGGCGCTGCCTGAGCATACTCATTTCCAACCTTCATGTTAACCCACTTATCTACGTGAGCCATAGCCACGGCACAATGGTCGTGCTTCTGGGCAAGGTCAATGTGCAGGAAGTATTCCTTGTCTGGCAATGGCTTAAACCAGTCTGCAAACCTGCTCTTATCATCCACCGCTAGGTTTGGGTTGTTAAATGCAGCCTCAACCTTCTCTCTAGACTTGAAGAATGCATCCACTGCTTCTGGTGGCATACAGGCAAATCTTGATAGTGCGTCCTCTGAGTTTCTATAGAACTCGATCTTAAAATCTTCAATAGTTCTGGTAGGATTAATCTCCCACGTAGGTCTCTTAAGTGCATATACATTAGGAATTTTGTAGGCAATGATTCTATCCTCTTCCCACTGTACGCTAAATTTATTTCCTGGCTCTTCTTCTGGAAGGTCTGGGTTCAAGATGAATGTGTGTGACTTAATGACAACTTCCTTTTGAGAGATGACCTCTTCATACTTCTGCTGAATAAAGTCATTCTTAAAACGAGGGAAGGATAGGAGGATCAGCTTTCCAAAGTCTGGAAAACGTGATGATACTGAGGCACGGTACATATCATATATAGCAGAAGCTGTTTTAGACTGATCGTGTCCTGTTGTAGA